AATGACGAACTACACCCTAACTATACTATCTATGAATTTACTTGTGAGGATTTATCAGCTGATGATTGGATAATTTTAGAAAATGAGGTAACAAAATGACGATACAAGCAATGATAAACCAGCTATTAGCCGCATACGTAGCAGCTGGAAATTCAGTTAACTTAGCAAAATTACTAGGGAACGGTTTTATGCCCGATAGTAACATAGATCTTATAACGCAAGCAGCTGGGATAGGAGCAACAGGGGATGGTAGAGATGATGTTTTAAGCGTGTTAATTCAGTATGGAGTGCAATGATGCTTGTAATGATGGTGTGTGTTATTTTATTAATAAGTCTTTTATGTTATAATATTAGATAAATAACGAGAAGCCGATTAATAATCGGCAATAATCGGCAAAATTAATGACTAAAATAAATAAAACTAGTTTTAAAAAAGGTAATCTTGCTAATCCTAAGGGGAGACCCAAAGGAACTGTTAGCGAATACAAAAAGAAATTCATGGAGATACAAAAGTTAGCGGCTAATGATGCATGCGCTGTATATAATGAAATTCGAGAAAAGATGCTAATGGGTGAATCATGGGCTTATCAATTATATGTTAAGGACTTTATTCCTAAAAGAGCATTTGAACCGACTATCTTAGTTGAGATCGAGAAAGGTAAGAATAGGGGGGATTCAGTTATAGAAGCATTGCCACAGTTTGTGGAGCTTACGCACAATGAAGCCATGGACGAGATTAGAACGTTTAAAGGGATTGAGCAACAAGGGGAACAAAAAGAAGAGTGCAAAGGCACTGTTGAAGAAATGACTAGGTTAGTTAAAGAATCATGGAGCAGAATGAGTTAAATATCCATTAATCTTCTCTTGTATCTTAATATATATAACGTGATATTTTAGCAACACTTTCCATAATCCTGGTTATGTGTAGGGATTTTTACGCTTCTTCGTTAAGGGATTTTGCGGGTTTTGAAAATTTATGAAGAACTTTGGTAGCTCCTATCGGGATTCAAAATCGATAGGAGCTAGTTTAACCAAAAGAAGTAGATATAAGTATATGAAACTTGTAAATCCATATTAGAGATTTATTGACGCTCTGTCAAGGTTTACTCAACCAATTAACACGTTTTTCTAACTCTTCAAATAGCACCAACTTTAACAAGTTACTTAGACTACGTTTTTCCTGTTTAGCAACATGCCGCAACAATCCTATTTGGTACTGATTAAAAGTTAGCCTCATGTTGTAACTAGGAGAACCTTCTTTATCAGCATTACGCCAAGATTCGAGGTTTTCTATAATGTCATGAGTTCTTGCTCCTTTAGCAAATTCTGCCAACGCTTGTTTATCAATTACAGTTTGATCTATATCATCTGTATCGAGTGAAAATTTAGAATTACGCATTTGTAAATATCTCATTTATTAATAAGTTAATTTCAGTTATAGCCTTTGGATTATCATATTCTATTACGCCTTTACCATCAGCAATTGCATCACGATAAACTTTGCGTTCATGAATAATAACATCCGAGACTTTTGCTATATTAGATTGAGCTAGCAAAGATATGGCTTCTTTGTCTTCGTTCAAATTATAATGAGTAGAGGCCATAGATATTATTGTATAGGCATCAAGTTTATTGTTGAGGCTTCTTGCAAGTTTAATTAATTGTGTCATATGTTTACTAGTCTCAAGATCTGGTTGTGAAGCTTTAAGAGGAATATACATTTTTTCACAAGCTACCATTGCAGTTCTTAACTCTTCGGAGTCTCTACCGCCAGCATCTATAATTACATGTTTATATCTGGTAGATAAATCCTTAATGGTATCATATGTATCCCCTGTTTTTTGAATAGAGAACACTTTTGGCAAGTCAGAATAAAATTTATTACGCCGTGTTAACCATTTTGTAGATGTTCCTTGGGGATCACAATCAACAATAACTATTTCATGACCTTTGTTGGCTAATGTTACAGCTATATTAGTTGATATAGTAGATTTGCCCGTTCCACCTTTTTCTCCGCCTATTAATAGAATCATATCATACCTTTTTAAAGATATAATATGTAACAGTGTGTAGGTAATGTGTCAAGTGTGATTTATTATGATGTAATACTGGTGTCGTAATAACACATTTTATGTATCAATAATGTGCTAGATATATGTCATAGTAACATCTACATTGTAATTGATATTAGATTACTTGTTTCTTATATTATCTCGGATTTTATTTAGTTGGCTTGTCCGTTGATAATTGCTATAATCCAATCAATTAACCACCTTGCGAGATTATCTAATATATGGAAATTACATATTCCGAAGCAGAAGAGATTTTACGTAAAAACTTTCTTTTTTACACTCCTCATCTCAAACAAAAGAACTTTCATGCTGCAAGCGTTGGAGCAATAGAGCGTTTGTTTCTTGCTGGTAATAGAACAGGAAAAACTTATTGTGGTTGTATTGAGGATGCTATCCATTTAACAGGAGTTTACCCTGATTGGTGGAGTGGACACAAATTCAATCATTCTATTATAGCTTGGGTTGCTTCTGAAAACTACGAGATCACCAGAAACGTTTTACAAAAAATGTTAATAGGTGGTTATTCAGAATTAGGACAATTTACAGATGGACTAATTCATCCAAGTTTAATCTTAAAAAAAGCTATGTTATCAGGCGTTAACGGCGCAGTTGATTATGTGCAAATTCAGCATTCTAGCGGTGGTGTATCTAGTCTTTATTTCAAATCATATAAACAAGGTAGAGAGAAGTTCCAAGGAGCAAGATGTAATCTAATACATTTAGACGAAGAACCACCAAAAGACATATATACCGAGTGTAGTATGCGACTTGCAGATGTTGACGGCATGGGACAGGGTAGGCTTATTCTTACGATGACGCCTCTAAAAGGTTATACCGAGATGATGTCCTATTTCCTAGAGCATCGAGTTACCAAGAAAAAAGCGGAACAAGAAGATGTCCAATCAGTTGAGGATCTATCTAAAGAAGACGAGATTATAAGAACTGATCCAGAAATTATTTTTAACGGCAAATATTATATTCAAGCTTCGTGGGATGATAATACTCATTTATCAGAGGAAACCAAACAACAACTAAGAAGCACTTTAAAGCCTTACGAATTAGAAGCTAGGGAAAAGGGAATACCAAGTGTTGGTTCTGGTCTTGTATATCAAGTTATGGAATCTGAATTTTTGGTTGAGCCTTTTGAGATACCTCATTATTGGCCTTGTGTGTTTGGGATGGATGTTGGATTTTTTGCACCAACTGCTGTCGTGTTCATGGCTCATGATAAGGACAATGACATATTATACATTTACAAGGAATATTCAGTGACAGAAAAGACAGCTGCTCAACATGCTGCATCGTTAATGATAATGGGTTGTGACTGGATACCAGGTGTTTGTGATCCAGCGGTCAATCAAGGATCTCAAAGAGACGGTGAAAAGCTTATTGATGATTACGCAAAAGCTGGCTTAAAACTAAACAAAGGTAAATATGCTAAAGAACTGGCTGTGGACTCGGTGCTGGAGCGTATTAGAACTGGTCGTTTTAAAGTCTTCAAGACTTGCCGTAAGTTTATGGATGAATGGCGTGGGTATTCAAGAGATGAGAAGGGGAAGATTAACAAAGGGCGAGATCACTTAATGAATGCTTTAGAGTTTGTTATTTTAGATGGTTTACCGATGTCTAAAACTAAAAGACAAGTAGAAATGCGATATAACTATAACGACAAACCAAGGTTTTTTTAATTGTGGCTAAATATGATAACTTATATAACTTTATTTCTCCTGTCACAGGCAAATTACGATTACCTATGGGAAATTTGTTTATAGGAGATCAAGATGATATAAGTAGTTACACAAAAACAATCGGCTTAGGTAATCTACCTGTTTTGGGAGTTGCTAGTATTACCTTGCCAATGCTTCCATCAATACCAATACCTAACCCAATGTTTGATCCTCTTTCTTTGGATTGGTTGTTATCATCACCTTGGCTTTCAGAAACTTTTACAGGGAGTCCCGATACATTAAATCCATTAGATAGTCAAACGATTAAATCAAATGAAATGGCTGGCCTTCATATAGCGATAGGAAGAGTGCTTAAGGTTTTTGATAATGCTAATATGGTAGTAAAAAGCAAAACATTCAGCTTTAATTGGAATAATCCTGCCGTTAATGCTTTACCTCAAACAGTAAAAGATATTCTGGGTTTGAATAACAGCTTTACATTTACAAATGCTCAAGCACTAGACCAGCTCAAGACAGGTCTGCTTGCTAATAATCCAGTTGGGACAATAAGCAATGCAACTTTAACTAATAATTATCTATGGGTCGGCGATAATGTTGACGGTACTGATAATGTTCCGACTGCAAAAAGATATTTACCTTTAACGACTTTAACTAATCTAAACCAAAATCAAATATGGATCGGCGATGCTAACAATCGTCCTGTAAGCGTAAATACCATACAGGTTTTAAATTTACCTGATCTAACTGAAGGGAATGCTTGGGTTGGCGATATCGGCAATAGACCTGTAGAAAAAGCTGTAGCTCTTGCAGATAGCACTTACATTTTGCAGTCATCGGATTTTAATTTACCAAATAGCACGGCTTTAAACGATGTTGGATATGGATTATTAAAAAACTCTCTTATTAGTGGCTTAAGTATAGCCTCGGGCGGAGCAACCCCTATAGTTAATGACTATGTAACACCTGTAAACTTACAAACTGCGATAGCGACTTTAACGGGGGAGATCGAAGCATCGTTCTGGAGTAATGTTGGAATATCGGTTGGAGCAAGTAGCATAACAGGAATTTTTAGTACTCTTATATCATCGGCTTATGGAGAGTATTTGTTTAACAACAAATACAAGCCTTTTTTGTGCGAAAACAAATACTACGAAACTGATGATATATCTCAATGGGGCAAAGGTAACGTCTGGTTTGATAATAATAGATTTAGTTCTGATCCGATACTAAAAAATTACAGACCAGGTATTAGAGCAATTTCATGGGATTCTTCAAAGTTATTTGATAGCGATTTAGTTCCTGTTTCAATAGGAGTATTTGGCTACAAATGGTCTTTTTTTAATAGGTCTCATGGGCAAGAAGGTTTTGTGTGGGAGGCTGAAATGGAAAATAATAGTTCTCATCAAAACTACAGATTGCCTAAAAAGTTTTCATTAAGACATGTTGGACACAGCCACCCTGGCACTGGATGGAATGAAAAAAATGATGAATTAATGAATTATGATAATGATACAAATAGTTCAACATATAAAACTTTCAATTTTAATATGGACACTAATTTTTTAAGCAAAGGAGCAATTAAAACTCCTGTTGGTAATACAGCTGAAAGACCTGTTAATCCTGAGGTCGGTATGATAAGATTTAACACAGATTTATAATTTAAAAAAGGTAAAAAAAATGAAAGAAATCGACAATAAAAAATTACAAAATATAGATGAAAAATTATTAGCGCCGTTACCTGAACCAACAGGAGGTAAATTTGAAGGTGTATATAATGGCCAATATTTCACTTTTGCAACTGAAAACTGGGTAAAAAATACAATAGGGGCAGTTCCGCCTTGTAACTATGCTACGATAGGTACAAATCTTACTACCGTTTATAGTAACGGTACAAGCGGTGTCGGCGCTACTCTAACTAATTCAGGGACGCAAAGTATCTTTACTATTGATGGCGGTACACCTGCGTTAAACTCAAGGATACTTGTTAAAGATCAAACTGTAGCCTCGGAAAACGGTATATATACTATAACGAATGTTGGATCGGCTAGTACCAATTGGGTGTTAACGAGAGCCGTTGATTTTGATTCGGCAAGTCAGGTTACAAGAGGTAATACAGTTAAAATAATATCAGGTGCGGTAAACGGAGTAACAGAATGGATGGTAACATCGATAGTCAATACTGTTGGAACAGATCCCTTTACTTTTGCTCTACTTGCTAAAAGTGCATTAACTTCAATTCTTGGAACGGCTGATCAAATTCTTGTGACCGTTGCAAATAACATTGCTACTTTAAGTATTGCGCCTAATCCTATCATCCCGGGTAATGCCTCTGTAACTATTCCTGTAGGTACGACAGCGCAGCGTCCGACTACGCCGACAGCAGGCATGATAAGGTTTAATACCGATCTATGATTAAAGGGATTGATCAATGACTAAACCTGAATATTGGGATTCTATAACGGGACAGTGGATTGTTATTACTCCAGGTCAGAAAGGAGACAAGGGAGACCCTGGCGATCCAGGTCCTCAAGGGCCGCAAGGACCGACAGGAGCTACGGGACAGACTGGCGCAAGCGGACCTAAGGGAGACACCGGATCTCAGGGCCCTCAGGGTACAACTGGGGCTACAGGTCCTCAAGGTAACGATGGAACTACTGGACCACAGGGACCTAAAGGTGACACTGGTGATACAGGACCTCAAGGATCAATTGGATTACCAGGTCTTCCTGGGTTACCTGGTTCAAAGGGAGATAAAGGAGATACTGGTCCACAAGGACAAATTGGCTTAACGGGAGCGATTGGACCACAAGGACCCAAAGGGGATAAAGGAGATCCTGGTAGTGGTAGCATAAGTTCTGTAGGTATTCAAAGCGTTAATTATGGACTTGACGTCTCAAACAGTCCTATTACTTCTAGTGGAACAATAAATTTAACATTAAACAGTCATTTGAGTAATCTTGCTCTGAATTGGCAATCAGGACTCATTGTACAAACCTCAGCAGGAGGTGCTTTTGAAGCAAGAAGTTTGCAAGCAGGTAGCGGCATTACAATAACGAATCCTGACGGTATATATGGCAATCCTGTAATTTCTGCAACGGGAGGCGGTGGAGGAAGTAATTATCTTAACCTAATAGGACATGTTTTTGCATCGGGTAACTTAGATGGGGCAATCTATGCTCAGTTATCAAATCAAATACCTTACGCTTATGATCGCATGTATTTTGACTGGGCAATTCATCCTGGTGTAATACCGAGTGTTTTAGGACCGATTCATACTTTGCCTGATACAGGCACTAGGACAGAGTATCACCAAACAGTCAGAACTGGACTTTATAGTTCAGGCATTTATAGAGATTGGACTACTAGTTATGGACTTGATTATTCAGGAACTACACTGCCTGAGTATTCGCTTGATTACACCTATATCAATAATTTAAATCAGCTCGTAACTGCAAATGCCTTCAAAATCAGCATAGCCGACTATGGTTATCCCGTAGGTGCTAAAGCTCTTTTTGCTATTAACGGCAATCTTGATATGCAAGACAACTACATCTTGAATGTAGCTACTCCTATTGTCGGTACCGATGCAGCCAACAAGGCATATGTTGATAGCCAAGTCGGTCTTAATTATCCGTATGACTCATCTTTATTTCTTGACGGAAATGGAAACTGGAATCCGCCTATAAGTTTCCCTGGTAATCCGAATTTCGTATTAAGAGGTAATGGCGGATGGGGGCCTCCTATTAACTTACCAGGAGATCCTAATCTTTTTTATAACGGTATGGGGGATTGGCTGTCCTCTACTAATTCTTGGGTAGCTGACGAGCATTTAAATTTTCCTGAGCTCAATATACGTTGGGATTACAGCGATCCGTTCGTTACCCCTACAATGACGCATACAATTCAAGATATCTACGGCAACTGGCCTCAATTTGTAGAAAGGTTCATGACAGGTGATTCATCATCTCAAACTTACAGAGGTTGGCAGTGGAGGTATTTTTTAGGTGATGAGCCTTATCAAAACCAAGCAAATGCTGTTTTGGAATACACTCATGAACAGCAACAAACTCAAATTATACCTATTAATATACAATTATTATATTTAACGGCACCTTCACCTGATATTCTCATAGAATTTGAAGGTAAAGTGAACATGAAGCAAAATAGGATATTTGGCCTTCCTACTCCGATAAATTATGATGATGCGGCAACTAAGAGTTATGTTGATACAAAATCGTACGGCATTGCGCATATTGTTAACTTTCAAAATGAAGTTAACAATATTATTTACGCTACTCCGCTTAATAAGCTATTAAAGCCTATAGCTGCTGTTGATTTTAACGGGCAAACATTATTTAATTTACCGACTCCCGTCATTGCTAGCGAAGCTGCGACAAAAGGTTATGTCGACAGTAAATCGTTGCCTACTTTTCCTATGGATTCGACTCTATTTCTAAACGGCAATAATGTATTTAGCGATCCTTTAATTAGAGTCGTAAATAATACTAATTATTTTGCAACTATTCTTCAGCAAGCATTGCCTTCTGCTAATCCTAAAACAGGCTATGCAATCAGCACAAATAACGGCGGCGTTTTAAATCTATACTGCGGTAACGGCGTATCCTTCGGCAGTCGAGGAGGTTTTTTAGATGTCTTTGGATCTAACGGACTGCAAATACGTACAAGCTCTACTGGGACATTTCCTTTTCCTGAGCCGACTGTTAGCATGTGGATTAAACCTGACGGAACTATAGATTTTAATTATAATAGACTAATTAATGTAAATAACGGTGTTAATAATTATGACGCAGTTAATGTATCGCAGTTAAATTCAATTAATAATTCGCTAAGTAATTCTATCAATAACGTAAACAATACTCTTAGTTCCAAAACCAGTTGGTTTTCTCAGCAAGCAAGTAATTACACGTATTTTTATACAGGAATAGGTATAGGTAATGCCTTTATAAGAAGCGGCGGTTACGGCTATTTAAACGGTAGCGGAAGTACAGGAAGTTCTAGTGGTACTAATTATTATTCTCTTGATTGTTCTTATAGAGTTAAGGCATCGGAATTTAACGCTTTTTCTTCCATTAAGAAAAAAAATATTTTAAATGTTAGCCAAGATATAGAAGAAAAAGCAATAACTCTATTTGAAAGGATTCCTCTATACGAATACGATTATATAGATAAAATTAAAGAAGGAAGAGGTGTAAGTTACGGAGTTATTGCCGAGCATTTACATAAAATATTACCTGATTATGTAGACATGAAATCGGAAGATTTCGTGCCGAATGTATTTAGCTTAGCTTCGGTAACAAAGCATGAAGATAATATTTATTTCTTAGCGTTAGAAGAGGATAAAGAATTAAACGTCAATAGTACTAAGTTAAGAATCATATTTGACGATTCGGAACATGACGTATTCATAGGGTCGATAAGTAATAATCTAATCACGATTAGAAGTGATGAGATTTTAAAAAATGGCAAAGTGTTTGTATATGGTACTTATGAAGAGTGTCCTACTGTTGCCAAACAAAAATTATTTGAGTTATCAATGGTGGTAACTCAGAACTTACTTAAAAGAGTAAGTGTATTAGAACAACAATTTAAAAGAAGAGTAAATTTATGACAAAAGAAAAAACAAAAAGTGTCCCGATTTTATCAACGGTTTTACCGATGAATTACGAAGCTCTAGAGTATATTAGTTGGTTTGTAACTGATGCTCAGAATCTTCAAAATTGGTCGAGTAGTATTTTTAGAGGCGGATTTGATACAAGCGATCCTAAATTAGCTGATTTATTAGCAGCTGCGAATAAGTCAATGTCGGAAGTAGAAAAAGATCTGGCCGAAATAAAAAAATATTTAGCTGCAATACAACCGCCAAATATTGATTGATTAACAAAAATAATTAATATAAAATAATAGTTTAAATTAACCTTGCGAGATTAAAAATGAATCCAATAGAAATCATCCAAATTTTACCTAAACACGTACAAGCTTTATATAGTGACGGCGTTCTATATTTTTCTGGAGAAGAGTCAATTGCTACAACAGATCGTAAATCATTATTAATAAATGATATTAAGTTGATAAAAGATCATCTTGAAAACTTAGAAAAATCTCTGGTTTAAATTATGGAAAATAATAGTTTAAAAGATTATGCACTGATGTGCGAGTGCGCTGAGAGCGTTGCTAGATTTGGCATTTTATCTGATTTTTTAAAAAGGGGTATTACAGATTTTTACTCTTATAAAAGTAAAAATGAAGAATTACCACCCGAAGAAATGGAAATTTTAAACGCTAAATATCGTGAGTTTCAAGATTTTTTTCAAAAGTTATAATTAAAAAATCATGAACTTTGTTAATTATGAAAGTTTATTATTTGCAAATTTAGCAGATCAAAAAACAGCTTTGCTTAGTGCGGAAAAACCTATTTTTTTAAATGCTGTTAATATTTGTAACGTTTCAAGTATTAATATTAGGATAAATTTACAAATAGTAAGGCTTTTAGCCTCTCCAGTGATAGAAAACTTTTTAGTTCACAATGTTTTAGTGCAACCAAATGAAAGTATTAATCTAATTTCACTTGGCAGTTTAGAAGTTTTTTTAGCAGATGGAGACAATTTATTGTGTTTTTCAAATGGCTATACAGAGCTTTTTGATTGCACTCTGTGTTATACAACATTAAATGAATTATGATAAATCTTACAACTGGAAAAAGAAAATTATTACAGGAATTAAAGGATTATTTCAACTATTCTATTAATTCAGAAGTACGCAAAAAATGGCGTATGCAATATGATGAAAATCTGAAATTTTATTATGGTGATCAATGGAATGAAGAATTAAAACAAGAATTTGCTGATGTTGGTGCTATGCCTTTTGTAGTAAATCGGATAGAGCCTATAGTTACTACTTATGTTTCCCTGCAAATAAGTGCAAGACGTCGCATTGCTTTTAAACCAACGACAGGAGTAGATCAGCATAGTTTACTTGCCGAATATTTGAATAATATGGTTTATACTATTCAATCGCAAAATGACTTTCAAAATAAATCTACTCAAAAATATACAGACGCTTTAATAGGTGGTCTTGGTTGGACTCATTTTGGATATGAACCTAATTCCTACCAAACTTTCTTTTATGATTATGTAGACCCAAGAGAGATTTATTGGGATCCTGATGATCAATCACCACGATTAGAAGATTCTAATTTTGTTTGTCGTAGTTATTTTGTATCAGGCGTGAAATTAAAAGAAAGATATCCTAAATACACTGATTACTTTGATCAATTAATCGGGAAAAACATCACTAATAGTAATGGTAATACTCCTTATGCCGATCTTAATAATAGCGAAGACTTAGAAGAAAACTGGGTTATTGGAAGATCAGCACGGATTGTTGAAGTTTATTATAAAAAGAATGTTAAATATTACGAGGCAATTGTTAGTTTTGAGACAGAAGACCAAGACGCAATAAAAACATACAGATACTTTAATACTTTTGATGAAAAACTTGCAAATATAAGAAAAGCTAATGGCACTACTGTAAAAGAGTTAGAAGGTACTCAAATATGGAAAGGTGTATTTTGTGCTGATGTGCTATTAGAACATGGAGCAATAAGTTCCCAAGTCCCTAATCAAAAACATTTTCCTTTATTACCGCTTTGTTTAAAACGTAATTATTTAAGTATTCCTTATGGAATAGTTGATGGATTAATTCCTTTATCTACTTCTTTAAATTATGTTTGGACTAAAACAATACACGGTCTTAATTCAAAATATTTGATTATTGATGAGGATAATGCAAATCTGGAAAAAATGAGACCAATCTTACGTAAAGAATTAAATAGACGTGATGGAATGATTTTCTCTAAAAACCCTCATCAAGTACAATTAATTAATTCTGAAACGATGCTACCTCATTTGGAAAAAACATTACAAAGAATTGATGTGGAATTTGAACAAAGAACGCAATTGTTTGACGAATTAAAAGGCGAACAAACTAATGCTATTAGCGGTGTAGCAATTCAAGCACGTGCAACAAATTCAGCAAGAAGTCAAAACCCACTGCACGCAACTTATGAACATATGCTATTTTCCGAAGGGCAGTTAATATTAGATACTATTAAGGGTATTAAAGATTTCAAATATGCAATTAATTATTACAAAGATAACAAAATAAATTATGGAGTTCTTACTGACGATATTTCAATGATAAGTTTTGAAGTTAGCGCAGACACCGCTCCTAATTATTCATCATCTAATGAAGAGGAAGCGGCAAGATTTGAAGCTTTGCTTAATAGTCCAAGTGCAGCATTAGTCTTGTCTGATCCTTTGTTTTTAGAGAAATTAGGTTTTACAGATAACGATGCACAAAGCTTAAACGAAGCATATTTAAGAATATTGCAAGGGCAGCAACAAGCACAAGCGCAAGAAGAAATGGAAAATACCAATCAATAAATAAAAACTAATTTAAGTAAAGAATAAATATGACAGAAAATTTAAAAAACACTGATACATTAGAAACTTTTGCTAATATATTTTCAGGTAAGGATAATTTTGATATCAAAACCGATGAGGCTGATATTAAAACAGTAGAAGAAAAGATAGCCGAAGAAGATACAACCGATGTCAAACAAGAAGCCCTGTCTAAAAAAACAACCGATAAACAAGAAGATACAACTGTTGATCTTAAAACAGAATATGAATTATTGAAAAAACAATTAAACGATGCAAAAGCTTGGGGACATAAAAAAAATTCAGCTTATATTAACGCTAAAAAGAAAGTCACTGATTTTTTAACTAAATTACAAGAAGATTCCATTATAGATGAATCGGAAGCACAACTTGCTTTAAGTTCTTTTAACATTTCAGATGATGTAGCAGAGCAGAGCTTTGAGAAAAAAGAAAATCCTTATGTACAGTTAAAGCAAAATCTTGATAAAGAATTTGGAGTATTTAAAAAATATAATAAAGAAGATAATGCAGAAGAAAAGTATCAAGCGTTTTTTTCGTTTCTTCCTTTATTTTCAAGTGAAGAACAAGAAAAAATTGTAAATTATATGATGAATGAAGAGCCTAATGTAGTTATTGATAATATTATGATTTTAGGAGGTGATGTTTACGATAATCTACATAAAGGAGCAGAAAAAGCAGGTGGTATTATCCCTTTTGTGAAATCGCTACATTTACAAATAGAAAAATTAGAAAAACGCAATAAAGAGCTAGAAGCAGAGCTTGACACCACCGAAGGGGTAGTTCATAATAGGTCTATAAATTCTAAAGTTCAAGAAACGTCAAATACAAATAACAAAGAATCTCTTTCAGATATTTGGCGTAAAGGTTGAACAAATGGCATTTCTTCTAAAGAATGAGGCATTTTAGAGTTTTTAAATTAGGCGGTTTATCCTTACCTAATTTAAAACATTAATTTCTCCCTCAAATTCCCCACCAAGATTTCTCCCATCTTAAGAATTTAAATAATAGTTTTACCTTAAGCTTAATGCTTTTGGTTAATATTTTTTAATATTCAAAAAGACAGGTAATAAAATGGCGACATTAGATCGTAATAACCCTTTTCAAATTCAGTTATTTGAAAAAAATGTATTAAAACCATATTTAAAAGAATATAGAAATAATACGCAATTTAGTAAGTTTATGGGAGGTGCTACTTCCATTATTCATAACATCATGGAAAACAAAGGCGAAGGTGATACTATAGTATTTCCTACTCGTCAAACTTTTATGCCTGTTGTAAAAAGAGGCGAAGAGCAGTTAGCAGGTGATGAAAGCGAAATAACATACGTTACTGATGAAGTTAGAATCAGTAATCTGAGATTTGCGACTAGAATAACTAACGAACAACTACTCAAGTTACAAACTAAAGCCGAACTTGATAGCGATATAAAAGATGATTTGTTATATCAATCCTCGCTTCTTAATACTAAAAGAATTGTATCACAGTTTGGATTAGCATTTTCACCGACTACAACTAATGATCGTAACTTAATTAATTTTGACTTTAGCTATTCAGATATTGCAACCAAAATGATTGCTAGCGGTATTGATGCTAATAACGGAGCAGGTGATGCTGTTTCAAACCAAAGACTTATGTTTGGCCAAGACTTCCGTACTAACGAGGCCACTGTGGCGGCCGTAGCTGGAGCGGCTAACTTCTCTGTAGGTAACGGGCATACTATGTCAGTGAAACATATAGTTCGCTTAGTAAATTTAGCTCGTACAGGCGGTAGAACTGCTAATTTATACAAAGAATCTGCGATTAGACCTTATAGAGTAACTAATCCTCATAACGGCTATGCAGATAATAGGTATATTTTATTTATCGCTCCCGAGACTTATAGTTACATGAGAGATAATGATGCCGATTGGAGGAATCAAGTAATTAGAGGTGTCATCGAAAATCAATATCAGCCATCAATGCTATACGGCTCTGCTTATAAAGGTTCAATTGAGGGAGTCGATGTTATTGTTGTAGATGAGTTTAGTAATTTTATTACTGCTAGCGGTAATGGTGGAAGTTTAGTAGCTTATTCTGCTTTATGCGGAGCATCTGCTATGGGTTTTGCTATGGGAAGTACCCCTACCTTTGAAACTGATGTAAGAGATTACAAAATGCATAAAGGTATTGCTCACATAGAGATTAGCGGTTTAAAAGTGCTAAAATACCCATCAAAAGGAGATCCTAAGAAAAAAGGGATTAACAATTTGTTAGTCGATAATGGGATCATTCACTCATTCACTAAAATAAATTAAGAGGGATATATGTTAATAGTTAATAGATATAATATTGCTACCCCAACACCAGTACTAGCTACAAACGATGCTAACGTTAATACAGGTATTACAGGTCCTACTTGGGGTGGGTGTAATCCAAGTACCTTAGGTGTTACTGGAAATGCGGCAGTAGGTGTCGGTTTTTCTAATATTGCTACAGTTAATACTTTTGTTGACCAAGTAATATCTAAAATCATACAAGTTAATTTTAGCGGTGTATTAACTGCTGGACAAGACAACTTCGTAAGAGTTCCTTTAAGTCAGCTTGGTATTACTAATAATAAATCTGTTTTAGGTGCGGCTATAGTTGGAGTATATGATACTAATGCTACCGAGAACAACAATACCCCAACACCTTCTTGGATTAACGTATCTTCAGGATTGGCTCTTTTATCAGTTATAAAAGATGCATTGGTAATAAAAATACCAAATGGTAACCAAGCGTTATTTCAAGGTAAAACAGCAAATATACTTTTAATTTATAGTTAACTAATAGAGAGGGGACGTTTTAATAGACGTCCTTTTTTGAATCATTATGAATACAACTGAACTAATAGAATTAACCAACCAACTAAGTACCGATAAGAGTTATTTGACTCCTAAAGAAAGAATTGCGTATTTAAAATATTTGAATATGGCAAATTTGGAACTTTATGAAATAGCCTCTAGTGGACTCAATACTATAGTTAAAAAAGTTAATGTTTTTTTAGATGAAGTGAAAGGAGGTTTTTTGCTTCCAGATGATTTATTTAAGGTAACAAATATTGTAGTTAATAAAACGCCTTTAATTATTGGTAGTATTAATTATGAAGCATCTATTTTGCCTACTCAATATTTGGTTTTAGGAAATTATATTTATTGTAATATGACAACTTCTGGGATTAGCTTTTTAAGTGCGGTTGATCCGATTGATAACATAACGAAGAAATATATCACTCTTTTTTATGTTCCTAATCCAAAAACTTTGGTTGAGATAATTGATGACGCAAATTTAGAAACAACTACCCCAGTGTATCCAGTACCTTACCATCTTTTTCTAGTACACGGAGCTTTGTATTATTTTTATTTTAGCAATAAAGTTTTTATGGACAAAATGGCTTATATTAGGGAAGTTTGGGAAAAGGATAAAGCTAAATTAGCTAACTTTAAAAATTATGGGTTATAATGTTTCAAGGACATCCGCAGAGCTTACCTATATCATTTCCGTTTAAAGGTATTAATACTAATAGCCAAGACGATACTAACCACGCAAGGTTTATTCAAAATATACTAGTTAGCGACAATAAAACTGGGGCATTAAGATACGGGACGTCTTTGGTAAGTAGCTTCCCATTTGACGCCAACAGAACTTTTAGAGATATTATTTCTGTAATGTCTTTTTTAAAAAACGACGGCACATCGGAAAAGTTAATATATGTTCAATATTTAGGAATATCCTTTTTAACTCATAACAGCATTGCTATTATTGATGCTCCAAATTTAGAGGGGTATAGCCAGTTTACTATTGATTTAACTGGATATAATGCAAATCAGGTTTCTTATTTAAAAAAAGTTCTCTTTGACGGAGTTTATCTTTTTTTTAGGCAAACTATTAGCGATGGCGCAGAAATTGAAAATCTAACTTCTACAAACGTAGAGATTAAATTTAATTTACCATTTAGAGCTGATTTTTTTGATGTAAATTATTCTGTCTTTATAGAGAGGGCTGGGATATACCGAGTAAACACGGATAATACTTATGAACTAATCGAAGATGATCTTGACCCAGCAGTAATAGTTTCACATGTTAATTTCCAAGGAAATTTACTTATTGCTAATGGTGTTGAATCAGTAAAAGTATATGATGGACTAAATTTATTACCTTTAAAAGCTCCAGTTCCAATACCTAATATAACTCCTATAGTAATTAACAACCAGGTTTTAAGTTTTTCTATTCCGCAAGTTGCTCATATAGAGATACAAACAGATGTTAATGTAGGTGATGGGTTAACTTTGGTTAGTGATGTTGAAAATAGAGAGTGCAATATTACAGCCATAACATTTGCTCCGCCTGCTAATAATTTAGTGCTAGTTACAATTACAGTGGATGTTGTACCGCAAGCTAATATTAGAAAAATAATATATCAAAAACTTTGCCCTTCTTTTAGTTTTCTAGCAATAGTTCATAAAAGATTATGGGCTTTGCCAGAGGGTAGGTCTTACCAAAATAAGTTTAGACCACCGCTATTAGCAATGCGAGTTTACTACGCTGCTAAATTAGAAAGCATATACGATTGGTTTAATCAAAAAACTAATCAAATTGATTTTATTAATATGGCTAGCACTTCAAATGTGCCAGATAACTTAGAAGCAATTAGTAGTTTTGAGGGGAAAACATTGTTTTTAGGTAGAGAAACAACGCAAGTATGGACTGGTGAAGATCCAACCACTTTAGATGATGGACAAAATATTGCTCTACCAGATTTTAAATGGGAGCAAACTTTGCCAGTTGGAGCAATACAACAAACACTTTTTCTGGAAGTGCCAAATAATTTTATATTTTTGTCAAAATACGGCATTGTATCGATTAGTTCAGTTAATCTTTACCAACAGTTACAGGTTTCTTATCAGTTCTCAACTCCAATTGATCATTATATTAATAATCAACTCAGTTTTATAGAAACTGATCGAGATTTTAGAAGCATGAGAGCTTTTTTATATCCTTATGGTAGGTTTTTAGGTTTTAGAATTAAATATAGTTGTTTTATTTACCAGTTAAATAATGAGGGAGCGTGGGTAGTATTTAGTGAAAACTTTGCAGAAAGTACAAGTATATTATATGATCCAACAAGCAAAAATTTATATTTAGGATCACCAAAAGGAAACCTTCTTGTCTACGCCGATAAAATAAATGGACAATCATATAACGAATACGGTAAGGGTGAATTATCGTGGTTCATAGCATATAATTGGACATACTTTCAAAGTACGTGGACTAATACGGATATATATATTGATAGTAAATCATTAGAACCATTAGCTGTAAAAGTTCGTATTTACATAAACCAAGATGAAACTAGAAGCATTAACGATACTATAGAAATACAAAAACGTGGGGTATTATATGACGTTTCAGAGTTTGGAGTAAAACCTTATCCTTTTAACGAAACAACGTTCTCACATGAAGTAATTAAGTTTACTGCTGATTCATTAATGATTGAATTAAGTGGTCTTGGTGATGATTTATTTGTTTTTAATAAATTATTCCTTGCTGGTGGAAATATTAACCCAAAAGAGATTTAAAGTATGCCATTAAATCCTTTAGTAATAGAAACAGATTACTTTGAATCTATACAAAACAGAAAAGGCTTAATGAAAGCTGGGGATTTTGATTTCCAGTTTAATAATATTACAAATTACATTAACTCCTCAATTATTCCTTTATTGAATCAATTGATTGCTAACACAACACCTGGTACGCAAGACCCAAATAAGGTAAATACTTATCTTAAAAACGTTGGCGATGGGACGACAGACTGGTCAAATATTACTTTTAATGAAATACCAGATTTATCATTATCTTTTGCTAAGTTAGTACAGACTAATCCTTGTTCGATTCTAGCGACAGGAGTTGATCAAATATTTAGAGCGGTTACACCGCTTGAGGATAGGCAGAGTTTAATATCTCAAAATAATAGTAATCCCGTTTGGAAAAAAATTACCGCAGCGAATATTGGAGATAGACAAATTACTGATAAAAAAATTGCTCTTTCTAGTTTAGTTCAAGCTAATTTTAAAGAGGGTCTCATAGCTATTAAACTAACAGATAATGCCGTTACTACTAGTAAAATAGCAGATAACACAATTCCTACAGAAAAAATAGTTAATGGAGCGGTTAATAGTGATGTATTAGGCAATCTTATTGCCAATCAATTTGCTGGTAGAAATGGTAGCAAAGCTATTTTATGGGGTAATACATTAAGAGATGGAATAATTGCTAATCCTTGGTTTTTATCAAAAAATAACTCTCTTCATCAAGATTATAATATTAAAACTTATCCAATAAATTATACAAAACTAACACCAGATTTTAAAATACCTCCTACATTATATAATAGGACTTGGGCTTGGAGAGTATATAATTCAAATTATGATCCAGCTACATACCCAAATAACCTTGCTCCAAATTGTATTGCAGGATGGCAAATTAAAGATAATAGTATAGATGGAGCGAGATTATTTTACAAAAAAGGAACTGGTTATCCTGTTTTCCGTGCTTCACAACGTCCATTAGGACAAATGATTGCTCATGGTGCTATCGGCATTGAAAATTTATCTCCATCTTATAAAGCAAAATTAGGGTTATAAATATGTCAATTAATCCATTTAACCGAGACACGGCTTATTTCCAAATAATGAGAGATCGAAGCATGATGATTAATGCCGAGGATCTTGATTTTCAATTTAATAATCTAACGGACTATTTAAATAAAAAAATAGTTCCTTTAGTGAATGGTTTAATTGCTAGAGAAATTAAAGGAGTTAATGACCCTAATTTAGTTGGAGCTTGTTTATTAAATATTGGCGATGGAACAACAAGGTGGACAAAAGTTAACACAAATGTAATCGCAGATTACAGTATTCCTTTATCAAAATTTACTAATTATAATTATAGTTTTTTTAGCGAAAACATTGGGTCTATTTTGGCTACGGATAACAGCAAAGTTTTTATGCCGATAACTGCACTTGAAAGTGATAATGTTTTGTTATCAAGATTAAATAGTTCACCTATTTGGCGTAAAGTAGAAACTGGTGATATTTTAAATCGATCAATTGTAGGAACAAATATCGCTTTAAATTCAATAGGGTTAGAACATTTATCAGCTGAATTAATTGGTATAGATGTAACAGATAATTCTATTTTAACTAACTTCATTAAGGATGCTAGTATAAGTGGTAATAAATTATTAGATGGTAGTATTACTGAAAATAAAATTAGTATTGATTTAATAAACGAAAGAAAAGCTAATGTAGCAAATAATAATTTTATTATAGCTGATAATAGTTTAGAAAATAGACATTTTAATGCTGAATCAATTGCTGCAAATAGCGTGGCTAATGGAGGAAGTAGTTATTTGGGCGTTCCTATGCAATGTGTTCAAGTAAGAAGTAAAGAGTGTTTTGATGATTTAGTAAATTATACATTTACTTCTGATAATATTATAGACGGTAGTATTGATGCTGCAACAATAGTAGGTTGGATAACTGCTGAAGAATTTATCGAAGATGGAGCTATAGAAAATAGACATATACAAGATTATTCAGTATCATTACATTATGTTAACAAAGTACCAAATGAAGGTAATCTAGGAACAATTCCCAAAGAATGTTTAGATCCAGCAATTAGAGCAAAATTAGGGTTATTATAATGTTAGACATATTTAATCGTGATAGATCTTATTTTCAAACACTCCGTGATAATGGAATCTACATAGAATCTTATAATGTTGATGCTCAATATGATTCATTAATTGATTATATTAACAATAGTGTTGTACCTGAAATTAATAGTATTGTTGGTGGAGCTTTCCCTGGAATTATAGGCAGTCCTAATGCTTATCTTTCAAACGTTGGTGATGGAACTACGGAGTGGCTAACTATTGATAAATCAATAAACGACTATTCATTACCATTTGCTAAATTAATAAAAGCTAATGTAGGATCTGTATTAGCAACTAATGGATATGGAGAATTAACAGCAATTGCAGCAACCACTCCTGATCAATTATTAATTTCTCAAGGAGACAATTCGCCTATTTGGAAGAAAATAAAAACTCAAAATATTAATGATGGCGGAATCACGGGAATAGATATTGCAAATAATGTAATTGATATTGAACATTTAAAAGAAAGTATAACCACAATTACTATTGCTGATGGAACTATTACAGGAAGTGATTTTGCTGATAACTCTATAACAGCAGAGAAATTTTTAAATTCTTCTATTGGCACAGAAAAACTTGGAATTATTAATCATGAATTACCAATATCACCTAATTTAACAAAAATTGGTATGGTAGAAAGAAATCATATTAAAAATGGAGTTATTACTCCTGATAAATTTAAAAATTTTAGTATAAATCATACTTCTTTTAATAAAGTTCGGTGTATTACTAAAGGTAAAATTGCAGCTCAAACAGTAGACGATTTCAATTTTAGAGTTTCTCGAGATCTAAATGATGCCTATAAGTATAACTTAGGTGATATAAAATATAGTATTACATCAAGAAAGCTACATCCTGATTTTAGATTAACAAGAGAGAAGCTTGCAACAAATAGTAAATATCCTTATGAATCTCTTCATCTTTCAGACATGGATTTTGATAGCGAAACCCAAAGTCGTTTTTTTAGTAGAGGATGTAGAGGAATGGCATAATGAAAGTGATAAAGAATAATTTAAATTTACAGAAAGAAGCTATTTTTAACTTAAATATTTTAAATAAAAATGATCTTGTAGGAAATTTAACCGTATATGAGCATCCTGACGATAAAAATGGTGGTCAAGTTCATATTGAAATAATCCCAAAGTGGCGTTGCCGTTGGGTTAGTAGAGGTTTAAAACAAGAGCTTATGGGTAAGTTAATAAACATTGCTAAAGAATATAAACTAAAAGTACTTTATAGCGCGGCTTTAACAGATGTAAGTCCAAGACTACTAGAGTTTGCGGGGTTTATAGAGTACAATAGAGCAAAGCCAAAAACTTATTATTATTTAATGATTTAAGGAGAAAATTATGGGAGTAGCAGCCGCGCCTTTTATTGCAAAAGCATTTATTGGCGCAGTAGGGGGTGGAATATTAGCATCAAAGTCTGGAGCTTTTAAAAGTCCACAACAACCACCGCCGCCGATTACTAGTTTACCTGAAAACCAGCAAATTGCTAATCAATACAAGCCGATTAATTTTGCAAGTATAATGGATGAATTAAGCGGTGATAAACTAGAGATTGTTAGAGGAGTTGATAACAGAATATCTTTAAACTTTGCAAACAGTAGAGGAAGAGTAAATTTAGACGAGCCAGCCAATATTAACTTACCGGCTGTAAGACAAATTAGAGGACGTGCTATAGAGGAGAGAGCTGCCGAAGTTATAGCTTTGAGTGCAGCTATGACAAGGCTTGGCAACGCTATTGAACAAATGGAAACTACTAGCCCTTATTTAATTCCTCAAAACCAAGAATTAATTAATAGTTATAGAACAGCTGTTCAAGGTGCTTTAGATCGTGGTTTTGATTTTAAGCAACAGGCCATAGATCAAAAACTTACTAAAATGGGTTTAGCAAATAGCTCGACTGCTATGGGCGTTCAAATAGCCTTAGCCAGAGAAAAAGCTACTGCTTATGCAGAATCAGAATTAAAGCAGGCGGAACTTGCGCAAAATCTAAAACAGCAAGCATTAGGTAATTTAAACCAAAGAGGGCAGTTATTAAATTCTCAAGCAAATACAGAACTTACCAGATTCGCAACTGAAACTTCTAACCAATTACAAGTAAGAGAGCAAGATATGCGAGCTGATTTAGCTACTCAAACTTTAGAGCAACAAAGAGCTTCTGAACAAGCACGATTAGGGTTAGAAAGAACAAATATATTAGATAGAAGAAAAGCTATGATGCTTGGCGTAGCAACTGATTTATTTAATGGTACTAATCAAAGCGCAATAAATGCACGTCAAGTTGATAATAATGCTATTAATAATGCTAATCAACATCAATTAGCTGCGTTTAATTCTCGCCCAAGAGATCCAATGAAAGAGCTTGTAACCGCAGGTATAGGAGCTGGTATAGGTGGTTTTGCGGGACAGGGAGGTTCAATGGCATTTAATAGTTTGTTTGGACCAAAAAAGAAAGCACCTTGGGCTGATAAAGAAATTGATTTTTAAAAAATAACTTAACCTTGCGAGATTAAATATGAAATCAGGATACAAAGAATCACTAGATCAATATAAAGACTTAGTCAATCAACCTACATGGGCTGACGGTGTAGGCGATGCATTTTCTTCCGCTGGAAAGGGATCTGCTAAACATCCAGAAGATCATCAAGCCAATGCATTACTTTCAGGTATAGGAGGTGGATTAAAAGGAGCTGCTAATGAGCAAAAGCGTCAACAACTTTCGCCTATGCTCCAACAAGCTGGTCAAATTACTGCAAAAGCCGCAGAAATTGAAGCACAAACGCAAATAGCTACACAATCAAAAATGCAAGTTACGCAACTTTTTCAACAAACAGCCGCCCCACTGGCTCAATTATCTCAAGCTTCTTTAGCTGGTGATATAAACGCTAGTAATCAACTTGCAAAAGGAGTTTATGCTCGTTTTAAACAAGGTCTAGGCGATTCTAGCATGGGTGATTTCGATCATTATCATAACGGCACTATTTATTATGAAAACCCAGAATCTGGAGTTATTGAAGGTAGAAATATAATTGGTTTGATGTACCAAGCTGGTATTAGTCCATTAGAAATCTGGGGGCAAGATGCTCCTATGATAGAGGCTGGTTTGTCGCCTGGGGCTAAAAAGAACTATGAAGATTCTGAAAAAATGCGTCAATTAGAAATGCAGGGTAAACAAGCTGATATTGCTAATAAATATTCACAAACTAATTATCATAATGCTCAGGCTGGAAAGTTAGAAAATGAGATGAATAATCCAGGAATGAGTCCAGAAGAATACAAAGCAAACAGTCAAACAGCTAAATTTAATCGTGAATTAATTAGAGACGAAATTAAACCAGCTATTAAAGCTAATGAAGGTATATTAAACGCTTATGAAGCAGTTGAGGATGTAATATCTAATTCTCCTGGATTAGTTGGTAGCGACTATAAAGCTCAAGCTTGGCGTGCTTTTGCTCAAGCATGGGGAATGGATGAAAATCTTGATTACGCTAATTTAAAAAGTGTTGAATTTGAAAAAATGCTAAAACCTATATTAGGGGCGCAATTAGGCGAAGACGAGGGTAAGAGGGTTTTAAGTAAATTCGTCAGTATTGAACGCAATCCAAAAGCTATTAAAAAGTTTTTAGACGAAGAAAAACCCAAAGTAATTGAGGAAATAGTACGAGGAAATCAACAAATTAATGCATTTAATCAAGCTTCTCATGCTAACTTATATGATAATTCAATTCATCAAAATATAGAGCAGGATAAACAAGATTACATGAGAACAAGAAGAAAGTCAGTTACTATGATTGCACCAGATGGTAGCACTAGAGAAGTTCCAAAAGATCAGGTAGAAATATGGAGAAATAAAGGAGCAAGTATAGCTAATGAGTAAAAATAATTTTTGGGCTGAGTTAGATAATCAAAATACTAAACCATTAAATGTTGTTAACGGTAGTAGTTTTTGGGATGAATTAGATACGCAAAATTCAACAAATACTCAACAACAACAATATAGCGTAGGTAATCGTGTTGCATCTGGAGGAAAAGCTATAGTTGCAGGAGCTGGTGGGGCGATACTAGATACTGCCGCTCTTGCTTATAATTTACCAGTGATGGGGATTAATAAACTACGTGATATAGCTTATCCTGATAGAAAAAAAGATTTTCCATTAATTCCATCTGCTACAGAAGCTATAGATAGAGGAATAGATAGTGCTACAGGTGAGTATACTAACACTCCAGAAGATCAAAAACATATAAACGAAGCTTTAAAATTTGGAACTGGTTTTCTTGCAAGTGGTGGAGCAGCTGGATCTACTAATAAATTTGTATCTACAGTTGGAAAAATTGGCGGCAATACTAAACCAATACAAGTTGCAGGAGCTGCTGCTGCTGGCGGTACTATGTCTTATTTACACGATCAAGGAGCATCAACAGGAGAGACTCTTGGTGGAGGACTAGTAGCTAATGTAGGAGTTAATGCTATACCCGCTTTGACTAAAGGAGGGGGGAATCTATTAGCAAAAGGTTTGATCACAGCTACAGGACTTGGTAAGGGTAAACTGAATTTAGATGCCGCAAAAGCCGCTCAAGAATTAGACATAGCATTGCCAAAAGCCGCTGCTAGCAATGGAAAGCTAATAGCATTAGCGGATCAGATTTTAAGTAAAGCTCCAATTAGTGGTAATATAATGCAAAAAAGATACCTTAACATGGCTAATAAAGTTATAAAAGAGCTTGATGATGCTTATGATAGTATTTTGCCTAAAAGCGAGCTTGCTAGCGTAGATGACAAAATCAAGCAATTATATGATCGTGCAAAAGAAGTGTTGCCAGAAGGCGCAAGTGTAGTACCCAAAAATGTTACAAATTTAACTGAACAAATTAAAACTGAATTATCAAAATCTGCCTCATTATCTCCTGGAGAAAAAAAAGTATTAAGTGTGATTCAAGATTATGAAAATAAATTTGTTCCGATGGGAATAAAAAGAATTCCATCTCCAGTTGGTGATTTAGTTGCAAGTCAAGATTCTCTTGGAAAAGTAATTGACTGGAAAGATACATCTGTTAATTGGGCAAAAGAAAAAAAAGCATCTGGGATGGTTAAAAAACTTTATAATTCTATTAGTAACGATTTATCGGAATATGGAAAAATTAACCCAGAATGGTATGATTATCATAAAGGAGCAGATAAATTAGTTGCTAAATCTGCACGCAGAAAAGAAGTGCAAGATTTATTTACTAATGTAGAGAATACTACAACTGGTGAATTAACATACAATTCTTTATCAAAAGTATTACACGATGAAACCACTAAAAATAGACTAAAAAAAATAACTTCTCCTGAGGTATTTGATCGATTAGAAAAGTTAGGAACGGTTGCAAGGTCGATGGCAATTAAGAATAAAAACTTACCCAACCCTTCTGGAACAGCATCAACTATGGCAACGATGAATGTGCTTGGTGCGATGGTAGGTGTAGGAAGTTATGCAAAAACAGGACCAGCTTTGCCTTTATTTTATACGGCAACCGCCCCCGTCTTAGCTCATTTTTTAACAGATAAAAAATCCTTAGATCTTGCCATTAATTTTGCTGAGAATGCCACTCCAGCTAATGCCGTAAAATTTAGCCAAAGAATGAAAGCTATTACTGGCTATACCCCAGTTACTCTGCTTCGAGAAGCTCAAAAACTAGAACAAGATAAGCAAGAGAAAACTGGTGATAGTTCTGAAGAAAAATTTGATTGGTTGCATGGATGGAGGAAAGAAAATAAAGCCAAACCAAATGGACAGGCTTTAAACAAATTATTAGATAGCAATACATCTCATGAAATTACAAAAATGCTCAGGGCTAGCCCGTTTGATTAGATTGTTTTTATAGGTTAAAATGGGTTGACGTTCGTTGCTAAAAGCACTAAACTAAAGCGTCTCTATGAACACTTTTTATTTAATGCTTTTGGTTTAGACCTTTTGAAACTTTTTACAGTAACAGTTTTAGGTCCAGTCTTTTTGTCAACTCGAACTGGTCGACATTTAACTTTAACCATTTTATACCTTCTTTTTATACTAAAGAGTTAAAGCTCTCCGTCTCAGTGAAGATAAAAAATCTTCACTATTAAAAGAAGGTATAGCAACGAACGTCGAATAAGAAAATAGTTTAAGAACTATAAAATGTCAAATTTGTAAAACAACTTATATAATCAAATAAAAAGCACCAACATAACTAGATATTCTATATAGACATTTAACTCCGTGATTAATTCTACTCTAGTTAATGCTTTTTCTAGAACTGGCCTTAAACCAAAAAGAATGAGTAATACGTAAATTATTGTTTGAATGCTGATCTTTTTCTTTAGCAGTTTTTGCTTGAGGATATAAGCTATAATATAGGTTAGTATCTTTAATAAGAACACGTACAAAAACCTTGTTAAGGATATTTGCACGAACTTGTATTATAAAATAAGCTTAAATATTAAGCAATGGCGATAGCCTTTTGTTCTGATGGTTTATGAAAAGTAATTCACATAATCACCCACAAAAATTGTGGATAATTTACTCTGAATCTTTGTTTTCGTTGTGACTAACAAGAACTATTAAGCCTCCTATTATCTCGAGGATTAGAGCAAGCTGACTATCTTCTAGAAAAATCAATCTTGTTATTATTAATAGTATAAAAATATTCTTTAAAAAAGAGCTGTGACCAGCGGTGAGCGCAATAATTTTTTGTATCCAGTTCATTTTTTTAATTCCTCTTTGTATATTGAGTATTGTTGTCTAAATAAATAAAGTTCATTTAACCAATTTGTGATATTTGGGCATTTTTGTTTGTTACATTGGGTAACTAATTCATCAGCTACTTTTGATCCTGCAATAGGCATCTCTGGCAAATTTAAAGGCGTAACTGATTTATAATTTGTCTTTGCGCATGAGGTCAATAATACCATCGAAATCAGTAGGCTTAGTGTTGTGTGTGACATCTATTACCTTTGCTTGAATGTCCATTAATTTAAAATTATCTTTGACTTGATTTTGTAAGTCATCGTTCTTTTTTTTGAGATTTCGATTTGCATTTAATATTAAAAACGAAAAAAAGCCAAATGTTAAAATTCCAATTTCTTTAATATTAAGTAATAACCAGCTTAACATTTTAAATCTCCGTAATTGTTATAGGGTAGGTTGCTTCAACCTGCTTTTTCTTCAAGATATACATTGGCGTCTTCATGCCTTTAACGTCTTCAAAAGTAACATTACCGTCCATCCAAAATACTTGATAATCGCAAACATACTTAACGCCACCCGCTAAATAAAACGGCACTTGTCGCAAGAAAAAAACTACTTCCCCATATTTTTGCAAAAGCTTAAGTTCAAGATACCTTTTATGTTCTTTTTTAGAGGCAAATCTAATTCCGTCATCTGTAACTGGTTTGGCTTTAAATTTGTGTTTTAGCATAATTGTTATTTCCTTTTAGTAATAATGAAGTCATACAACTTCTTACTTTCATCTAAGATATCGTTTAAATGGTGAATCTTATTCTTGCTTAAAATCAATTCTACGCATTTTAACATTAGCTCTTGATCGCTTAATCCCTTGATTTCTTCTTCACTCATTTGCGCCACTCCATAACATAAATTCTGCTTGTCTTCTATTAACCAAACCAGCTAACTTTCTCCCTTTAACTCCAACAACGCCTTTTTCTTCGCTAAAAAATTCATCAGCAGCTCCATTATAATCTTTATCATTTAGTTTCTTTAAACCCTTGCTGGCTCTAAAATTATAACAGCCCCAGTTGTAAACAAGACTTGCTAAGGCATCAAATTGCCCTTGAAGCAAATCAACCTTTACGGCGTGCTTGATAGTAGCTTCAACTTCCTTTAAATCTTCGTTTAAAAGTTGCTCTGCTTTTTCTTCTGTAATAGGACTAATAGCTTTTGATAAGTCGTAGTATTTGCGATCAATTACATGACCGTATCCCACAGTAAGTTTTCCAGCTGGGCATCTATAAGGATAATACTTGAGGCCTTCAAATTTTTTAATAAGGTTGATTCCTTTCCAAGACGTTTTCATCTATAACGCCTATGTTTAGTTATAAAACTTAAATCTTCTTTTGATTTTTCTGGAGCATTAGGACTTAAATCAATATCTAATCCAGTTTCTTGTTTTATTATTTCTTCGGAAATTTCTTCAATAGAGTTATCATCACCAAGCATATATATTGAAGCAAAGCCAATAACCGCTGATAAAAAAACTATGGAATATCTAGTTAAGATGATTTTTTTTAAGAACTCTTTCATAAACCCATGCACTTTGAATATTAACAAATTGCGAGAGCTTTAAAAAAGCTAAAAACTGAGTATGAAATAATAATCTCGCAAGGATCAATACATTATATGTATTAAAACAATATACCAGAAAGCTTAAGTTCTTGCAAGGTTTATAGTGATTTTATAGGAGGTAATTCTTCTTCGGTAACACTACTTGTTACATTGCCTAATAAGTCTAGCCTCAGCACTCCTACCTTAAGACTTTCTTTATATTCTGGTTTTGCACAATATATAGCACAAAATATACGTATTTGTTTTCTTGAAACTCCAAGTTCTATTTCGTCTTCGAACATTTGTTTGTGAATGCCTATAGCAATAGGCATCGCAGGGGTGATAAAACACTTAGGATATTTATTCTTAAAATAAGCTAGCATCTTGGCATATAACTTGTACGTAACAAGAGCAGGCTTGGTAACTACTTCCTTCTTATTGATTACCTTGTACTTAGGTTTTGGTTTTTGAACAGGCTTAGGAGTTGGTTTTTGTGCTACTTTAGGTGCTAATAACTTGGCCTCAACTTTTTTGACCTCTTTTTTCTTTTCTACTACCACGACTACAGGTAACTTTGAGGCGAGAACCTCTTTTTTTATAGGTAATTTTAGTTTTAATATAGGTCTAGTTTCAGTCATTTTTGCTATCAAAATATAATTTTGTTAATTCGATATCTCTTTTAAAAAGAGTTTTTATTTTTCCGTTATACCAATCTTGTAACTGAGAACTAAACGTATCCCATCTTTGCGAAAAAATTCTCTTATCATCAGCTTTAGCTCCATTCAACTCTTCCTTAAGCTCTGTTATAGCTAAATCAACACAATAGATAGCTCCTAAATCGAAAGCTCCCATTAAGTAGATTTTCTTTTGCTCTTCATGAGAAAACCTATAATCATCTACTAACGAGATTGAATCAATTACAAAATTTTCTTCATTTTTATAATTACACTTAATTAAAAAATAAAGACTTGTATTATTAAGCAATCTTGAACGAGCGTTTATTACTAGTTTTCTAGTAATATTATCTTCGCTTTCTTCTTTTATACTTTTTATCAACGTAAATGTGTAATTCGTTTTCATGCTACCTCTATTTTGTCCGAATAAGAATATTGAGTATTAATGTAATTGATACAAGATTCTATTTTGCTATTATCTAACTCGTTAATCGAAGAAACGCCAGCTTTATTGCACCATTTACTAATAATATCATCTGAAATGTTATGAGTAAGCAGCAACGCTGAAAGCTCTTGAAGTTTTTCAGCGTTTTGCTCTGGGGTATCATTAGATTCATTAACTTGCTCATTAATTAACTCATCTAATTTAGCACTCAGAGTTTGAGCTTTTGGGGTTACGTTTTTTAAATCACTATCAAGTTCATTTAAGCTTTTTCCCTCCATTTCCTCAGCCGTGGGTTGTTGACTAACAAATTCAGGAAAAGCTTTACGTAACGCTTGGGCTTCTGCACATTTCGCAAGTTGTCCATAAGGTCTTTTTCTCCACATAGTATTTGGAGCAGTTGAATCTTTATTACTTGTTGCATAATTTTCAAGCCAATATTCTTTTGCAGTAAATTCAACAATAGATCCATGAACCACTTTGCTAACAGTTACTTTGCACCATTCAGGATAAGAAACTTTAACATCTTCTTTTGATTTAATATTTCCTTTATCATCTTTTTTAATTTCCAATAAAGTTTTATCTATAGTTGCCCCATATTCAGGCTCACTAACACCTGCATATTGATTGCTACGAGCAGCTTGTATGCGGTACAATCCAATACCTGCCATTATTGTATCTTTAAACTCATATTTACCAGTTTGTGCATTTTTAACACTCATAGGAACTATATGTACAGGTTTTTGTAATGGATCTAGATTGCCAGCTTTGCAATAATCCAAAACCATCAAAATACTTTCATCTCTTGCCCCAGTATATAAACTATTTTTAAGTGTCGACCAAATATGTGGGTCAATGTCATAAGAATTATTTACTTTTGCTACATTACTCATTCTTTTGCTCCATGTTGTTTTAATAATTCTAAAATTTTATTTTTCTTAGAAGAATCTATATAACTTTCTTTTAATATCCTTATTTTTTACAAGGGAGACTGTTTTGCATTTGTTAAAATATTAGGATTAGCACCTGCCTCTAATAAAACTTTGACACACTCAAGATTAAGATGACTAATAGCTTCGTATAATGGTGTATGACCGTATTTATTTTGCGCATTAACATTTATACCAGCAGCTATTAATTCTTCTATTATTTCTACATCTTTCCATCTACTAGGCACGAATAGTGCATTTTCACTATAATCTTCATTTGTAGCATTTGGGTCAGCTCCATTATTAAGTAAAATTTTGATCATTTCTAGATGATCTGTCCACATAATCATAGGTATTCCATATACTTTACGATCTACATTTGCACCACATAAAACTAGTTCTTCTACTATGTCAAAATTGCAATTATTCATTGCTGTAGTTAATGGAGTTTGTTCGTCTTCATCTTGAATTTCTAAATCAGCTCCAGCTTTTATTAGCTTTTTTACTCTATTTAAATCCCCATTGTCGCATGCTTCTAATAAGTCCATTTTATTTCTCCATTTTGCATTTTCTTTACAGCTTCTATAAAATTCATTTTGATTACCCCTCTTTAATTATTTAATTATTATCTTTCTAATCCTCCAATACTTCCCAGTCATCAGCTAAAATATCCTCACCTAAAAAAGTAGCAAACTTCTCTTCATTAGAACCTTCAATGTGTTGGATTAATTCGACTATTTCTCCATTAAAACCACGATTGCCGTAAATATAGACGCATACCTCTTTGTTTATAAAAAACCAATCTTTACGTCTTATTCTCTTGCCTTCATAAGCCGCTTTAACCGCTTCTATAATGTTCATAATTACCTCGTGTTATTGTTCTGTTCAAAAAAGTAAGTTATTGGAACTTTCAAGCACTGGGCAAAAGCAAATAACTTACCGCTAGAAATTCTATTTGTACCTTTTTCATACTTTTGTATTTGCTGAGTACTAACGTCTATAATGCTTGCTAAAGCTTGTTGGCTAATACCAACCTCCAACCTTTTGGCTCTTAGGTTTTTGCTGACCAAAATATCTATTTTAGTTGCTCTACCTTTTCTTGTTTTAGTTAACGTCATAATTGCCTTCTGCCTTATTTAATTAAAAACATTCTTGATTGTTTATTTTAAGTTCAAATTAATAAATTTTCGTAACCACATTCACAAAAATAAATATCACGGTCATCATCTATACTTATCATATCGTCCACATCATATTCTTTGCCACAATCAATACATTCTAGTGTTTCTATAAAATTCATTTTGATTATCCCTATTTAATTAAAAACATTCTTGATCCTTCTTTCTCCTGCACATATTGCTGGTAGATATCATTATGCTCCTGTTTTAGCCTTTTAGTATCAAAGGACGATCTAGGAGCTGTATTCTTCCAAGTAGCAACTACGCATCCGTTATTATCAAGTAGTATATCGTAGTCTTGCATGAATTCTTGAATCTCAACTTTTAGCTTATCAATTGCCTTTTGGATACTAATCTCTTGCTCTCTTAAAGTTTTTAGCTCGTATATTTTTTGAGCTATAGTCTCATTAGCTGTTAGTTCCTTATGATTACCTACTGGAAACAAATTAAACGTATCGGCTAAACTACTACATTTTGGCGGTATTCGCTTCTCAACGTGATTATACCAGAAGTTACAGGCAATCTTAATTAGCTTATCTTCAAGTTCCTTATTTCTCTCATACGTATAAATTCTAAAATCCTGTCCACCAATCAGAACAGCAATATCTACTTTTGGCACATCACAAATAGCAGAGTACCATGCTACTTGCACAAGATAGGACTCAGGGAGCTGGTCAGTACCTTCATCACCCCATGCTTTGGATTTCATAAAATGAGCTGTTTTACATTCTAAGATATATTCACGATTACCTACCCACCGATCTATATTGCCAGCCATAAATGGATATTTAGGATGACGAATTAAGTTAGGCTCTGTTGTTACTTTTACATTATGTTCTTCTGCATATCTTTCTGCTATATTTTCTTCTAGTTTTGCTCCCCAATAAGCAGCTTCATAATTATGATCATCTTTAGTTAACTCGGTAATCTCTGGATTTACTTTAGAAAAATACACATCAAGGGCGGTTTTCTTAAAACTAGGTACACCACAAATAGCTGCCATATCAGAACCACCCAAATAAGTTTTTCTCTCTCTTAGCCATTCTTCTCTATTATTCATTTGAGTTGCCTCTACTTAATTCCATTTTGTCTAAGAAATCCCAATAGCTCGTAGAATGAGTAAGCATTACTTTACCCTCTTCTAATGTGATCGACGGTTTTTCTAAAATGTTTTGATCATTTTTCATATCTGTATTGCTCTTGAAGATATGTAATCTAAGTACATTAAATTTCTTTGATCGATCTCTTGCCTTTCATGGTAGTCAATCTCTTGTTGCAAGGCAATAGGGTCATATTCTGAACTATCCCAATCAATACCGTATTCTTGAGCTGTATGTAATAGACTTTCGTACTCGTCAATTTGTTGTTCAAGTTCAAGAAAATTAATAGTGTATGGATTATATGGAATGTTGTAACCAAAGGCCTTGAATAGCAGCTCTTCTTTATAGTCGGTCTCAAGGATCTTGTTTTGCATCCTCAAAGCCATTGATGCAAAAGCTTCTTTGGCTGAATCGAGGTTTTGCTGAATTTGAATAGCCTGAGCAGGCGAAATAAATGTATCGGTCATAGTCTTCTCGCAAGGAAATTGATTGCTTATTGTAGCACAATTTTCATTGCAAGTATAGTCTAGGCCCAACATACGTGCTTGCATAATAGCCAAGCCCTTTAGTTGCTCGAATAAATATGTTTGTTTCTCTTCTTTTGATATAGTATACATAGGACTCACTCCTTATTAGTTGATATTTAAGTGTGATCTAGTTCTGAAAAGCCTAAGTCGTGCAAACTTAGGCTTTTTTTATGCCTGAATTTTGACGCAGACCTAGATCACAAAAGTGAGTATAGTACAAGTTATTATCTTTGTCTAGTATTATTTTTAGTTTTTATTATAATCGTTGCTAAATAGTTGCGCTAATTTTGTAAAACTAGAATATATAGTTTGTTTTGATAGACCGATAAGCTTTTTTAGAATTTATTTAAAGAACATAAATTATGGAGCAAGCATATGAAATATCTTACAATACCTTTGCTAATAACTTTAATATCTTCTTGCGCAAAACACCCTGATAAAATAAAAGCCCAGTATATCTCGCCTATTGTATATAGCGAATATAGCTGCGCTCAGATTACCTTAGAAATTCAACGTTTGAATTCTAGAATAAGTGAGTTATACGGTTCTCAAAAAAATGCTTCTACTAAAAGTAATGTAGCAACTGGAGTAGGGGCAATACTATTTTGGCCAGCGTTGTTTTTTATAGATAGTAATTCTGAACAAGCCAGTGAATACTCAAGATTAAAAGGCGAGTATGATGCTCTTGAGCAAGCTGCTATTCAGAAAAATTGTAATATAAAATAACAGGAATATCTTATTTATCCCTTTTTCTGAATAGCCAAGTTTATTCCTAGCTGTATGATTTTTCCGTACAGCTGCTCTAAGTTCTATAAAAATCAAATTTTACAAAGAGGTTTTTTTAAAGTATGATTAGGAAATAAATTTTGATAAAGGGCAAAACAATGTACAATTCTTTATTAATAGCTAAAATATTACTTAGTTTAGCAGCTCAACAGGATAGGGTACTTACGCCTATGCAGTTAATCAAATTAGTTTATTTATCTCATGGATGCGATTAGATAATGGAATATAAAGAATTTATATTAGAAAAATATAGAGCTATAAATCAACCTCTAACTATTAGAATTGATGATAATAAACTTTTTTGCATCATAGGTGAGAATGAATGTGGGAAAAGCACTATATTGCAAGGCATATATGCTTTTGATTATTCTAATGATTTTATGACTCAAGGAGTGCATTTAAAAGACGTAGGAAATTTGTATAATATTGGAGATAACAATATAGCAAAAATAAAAGCACTTATAAACATTAAAGATTCTAAATCGCAAATTAATGAAATAATAAAGAAATTCAACGCTAATGCTGAAAAAGTAGATTCTGATTCATTGACAATAACTAGAACTATTAACGGAAAAACCCTTTATTCAATTCAGGAATTACAGAATGAGACCGAAGAAGTACAAGACTCGGTTTCTAAAGAGATTGTTAGTTATTTGCCAAAGATTATCTATTTTGATGATTTTACAGACCCATTACCTGATAAAATAAATTTGCAAGATGAGCAATTAAGGACTTGGATTAATGTGGTTGACCTACTGATACAAAGTATTAACAATGATGGTATCTTAACAATACGGAATTTGCTTGATAGCGGTAGTAGCGATAATTTAGTGAGATCAATTTGTGCATCTATGTCACAAAGGTTAAACACTACTATAGCAGAAGAATGGGAAGAAATAAGATTAGAGAAAAGCGAAGTTAATTTTAGAATAGAGATAGAATTTAACAGAAGTTGTAGTACATTAGAATTTAAATTAGTAGAGCGAGTTAATAATCAAGATAGATACTTCGATATAAGACAAAGAAGCAAAGGATTTTATTGGTTCTTCAATTTTGTAATGAGAACAGAATTTAATCCCAAAGGTAGTTTTGGAAATAAAAAGGGTGCAATTTTTCTATTTGATGAGCCTGGAGCTTATCTCCATGTATCTATGCAAAATAATCTCTGCAGAAAATTAAAGTTACTATCCCAAGATAATGTAGTTGTATATTGCACCCACTCCCCAGAATTGATAGATTATGAGAATATAGACAAAACTTGGATATGTTATCGAGATATGTCTGACAAAGGCAATATCTTATTAAAGATGGCAGAAGAGTTTTATCAACTTAACAACTTAGACAAAAATAAAAAACAAATAATAATTGAACCACTAATAAATAAATCAATTATATACGATCTCTATAACCTGAAAGAGAATGAGGAAGAAAAGTTTAAAGAAACAAAGAAAATACTTAAAAAAGTTGGTAGTAGTTTATATGAAGAAGTCAAAGATATTGGTACTACTATAGCTGCAAAAACAATAGCAGAACTTACTAAGTAAGTTATTCAATGAGTAGGGCAGTTTCTAGACAATTTTTATTGATCCTCTTAAAAAGAATGATATATTAGAATTGAGATAAGTAAACGTCCGCTTCATGCGGGGTGTCTTCGCTGTTTACATACTTACTCCTAGCTTATCTCGCTATCTATCGCTTTCCATGGCTTTTTTGTTTTGATATAGCTGCAAGATATAATCTAATTTTTCTAAATTTAACTTATAAGAATCTTGCTTACTACCAGTATTTTTAATGCGCGTAATAAACCCTTCGTTCTCAAATTTTTTTAAGTTAAGATATATAGAAGGGCGTGATAAACCAGCATTTTTCATCATATAAGCACAACTGACATTAGCAATGTCTTCTACGCTTAATCCAACCAATATTCTAAGCATGCTTCTCTGAGATTTTGTATAAGGCTCGAAATCATCTATAGCCCGTAATAATAATGTTTTATCCATTTTGAGTAATACTTTTTATAAAGTTTTAATTATCTTTAATATATAGTCTTTTTTATAAAAAATTCAAGAAAAATAAAAAAAGCTATTGACATGATAAATTAATAGGAGTAATTTTATCTCATCCGATAACTTTAATGGAAAAAAGTTATAAGTAATACAACTTAAATAAAGTTTAGTTTTTAATGGCGTTTTTAGATACACATAAAGCAATAGAAAGAATTATCGCCACAGGTATTTCGAAAGAAAGTGCCGAAGCTATTGTTGAGAGTGTAAATACTAAAAACGATGACGTGGCTACTAAGGCAGATATATACGAAGTTAAAACTGAAATCTCCGAATTAAGAACAGAAATGTCGATTATGAATACTAATATAAAGTGGATCATGGCTATTGGTTTGCTAATAGTAGGAATATTATTAAAAAACTCGTTTATTTAGGCTTGAATGGCATATTAACTTATGCTATGGTTGTTTAACATATTAGTTAACTTGAATAATTAGACTATCTATAAATTTACTTGGTAGATAGAGTTTTCTAGTTGTTTGTGTGTAGAAAGAAGATTCTAGGGTCTTTGTTGCCTAGTAGATTACGCATAATCTATAGTATGGACTGTTTGTGATTGGTGTTCCTACTAATACTTTTATCTTGCGAGATGGTGGTATCAGTAGGAACATAATTGGTGTCGTTACTAGCGCTCTTTTCCTTGCAAGATTAGAGGGTGCTAGCAACGACATAAAAAAGAGTCCCTGAATTAACAAAGACCCTAGATTTTTTTTAATATTTTTATTCTTATTATTTGGTTGGAACCCAGTATTTATGAATAATTACAACTTAACTTTAGTAATTCGTTACTAAAACAACCAAACCGTCTTTTTTTTGATCCTTGCGAGATTGAGAAAGACGATTTGGAACACACAAACAATACATATAAAAAGGAAAACCTATTTATAGCTACGGCTCGTATATGAGCTATACCATACCAAGTTTTTTTATAGATGTCAAGCAACATTTATGAAAAAATATGAGTATTGATAAAAATTTACTGAATTGTATTTGTAAGCAGAACGTTCGCTCGTCTGCTAAACTTCTTTGGCTGCTTATAAATGTTGAGGACAAAGACCCTAGCGGCTTTTGTCATCTATCTCACTCAGAGTGGCAAGAAAAATTAGATATATCCCTATCTTATCTCAAAAAACACCTCAAAAATCTTCACGATAAATATTTAATAGAAAAAGATTACCGACCTAATGAAGAGGGCGGTAAAAAACTATTTGTAAAAACGTGTAGGCCTGAGACCGTAGATAACATGACGTTTTTTGCTACGTTTGATGAGATCGAAGTACATACTTATGGGCGTTTTAAACCGACTAACAGTGCTAGATTTAGAGATATTAGAAACATCAACAATACTATTTGTCTCAAATGCACGTGGGTAGATTTAAAGCCAGACGATTTTAACTCAAAAGCTTTAGCGGAGATGGAAGAGGACGAACAAGTTTGCTTTCAAGCTAGGGTCAAAAAAACCGAGAGTGGCAAATATTTCTTAACCAACATTCATAACATTAGGAGGAGTCATGAATACTATGACAACAGATAAAGATAGGCACGTCCAAATTGTGGCTGCAAGAGTTAAAAGAGGAGTTGCCAATGGGAACACTACAAAAGGTATTTTTTGGGACGATCTGGATATGTTACTTGATTTAATTTTAGGGGGTGAGGCGTGAAAGCAGCTGTTTTAAATTTTGATAATAAAAAATCATCACGTTTATATTTTAAAGATAAAAAGACTAATAAAATTAAAAGATTGTCTGATAATATTTTTAGAGACCTTAAACTCATTCCAAGAGCAAATGATAGTAGTAAAAAACTTTCTTTAAAAGCTAGAAATTTGTTAACAAATTTGTTTCAAATGATTCAAAAAAGCTCGCATAAAGAGATCTTTGTAGATCATAAATTCCTATCTGAAAAAACAGAAGTTGAGTCAAGTAAGCAAAATGCAAGATTACTGGATCAGATCAGCGATATTATAGATTCTGCTTATCATAACCACATCAATTTTCATGGCAAGTATTTGTCTTATGGATACGTTATAAAATTAACTGAAAATGGTTATGAAAAAGCTACCAATCCAGAAAAGTTTTACAGCGTTTCAGATGGACAAAAATGTCTATCTAGCTCGACAAAAATGTCCACCCAGATGGACAAAAATGTCCACCTCTTTATAAGTAAACAAGATACACTACAAGAGATAGAAGAGATAGCCTACGGCTATATCTCTTCTATCGAAGAAGAAGTATCTATAAAAGAAAGAAATAATGCGCGCGCGCAAGAAAAGGAAAATACAACTTGCTCAAATGCTATCCTGACGGAGCATTCGCAAGTTGCTATTCCTGAACCAAAGGAAACAGTCACAGCTTGTGACGATACCAATAAACCAAAACTCTTAACCGCTGCTGAGAAAAAAGCTATTCACTTGCAACGTATGCAACGACATCCAAACGAGCAAAGCGAGAGGAGTCTTTCTGCGTTGATGAAAAAAATAATTAGCAAACAAGAAAATATAGGGGTTTTGCAACTCGAGGTTGAAACTATCCCAAGTATCTCACCTATTGAAAAGAGCGTGGATCAGCCAAAAACTGAAATTTTATCCAATAATGAAGAGGCTTTTATGAAACAAGAAGAAACTAACCTAATCTCTGAAAAAGAAACTAGGAAAATGCTGCTCTCAAAGGCTATCTTTGATGCCTTTGGAACGACAGCTAATGAAATACAAGACAATTGCAAATTTGAAGAAACAGAGGTTGGAAAGGTAACTATCAAGCCAGCTATCGGAGTTTCTTTCAACGATATTGAGAAAGCTAAAATACGAAAATGTATCAAGTCGGTTTATGGTGAGGGTGTTGTTCTTGCCTTGGTAAATACCAACCTTTACGTGAACAAAGAACCCGTGGTAACTGAAAGCGGTTTTGCAAGGAGTGATGTTTTGGAAACTTCTTCGCAAAATAACCCGCAGTGGTTGCAATTCAAATCCGCTTTAACCAAAGTTTTGCTAAAAAAACACGAAGAAAAAATAGCTCTTCATATTTGGAAAAACTGGTTTGATAAACTACGGGTAAGAGATGACACGACCAGTCAAAAACTCATTCTCGTTGGATCAGTTTTTACCATTCAATGGATCGATGATAAATTTGGACTTGAATTAGAAAACGCCGTGTTAGCTAGCAACTTGACGATAGAACTACGAGATGAGGCTAACAGAAACAGGCCTTTAATTTTTTCTAAAGAAACAATAAAAAGAGGGTAAACATGAAAAAGACCATAGGAGACGATTTAAATAAAGCTGCAATTAAACTTTGCAAAAAACATAATTTAAGAAATATGATTATTATTTGCACTTCTAAGCATGGTCAAAATATAGTTAAGTCTGTGGAAAATACTATGGATGATTTAGAAAAACAAGAATAGGTAATTAACATGAGAAATAACGCAGAAATACAACTAATAGGCTACGTGTACCAAGATGCAAGATGTCCGAATGAACAAGATTATCCAAATTGGGTAACGTTTAAAATTAGCGTTAACAAAAAATACAAAGATAAGAACGGACAAGAACAACAAGATACTAGTTGGTTTGAATGTAAATCTAACTCTGAAAAAATGTCTAAAAACATTAAGGAATATGTCAAAGACAAGATGGGCGTGTTAGTTAAAGGCGTACCAAAGGCTAAGGCGTATATGAGCAATAGCGGCACAGCTGAGGCAAGTATTGAGGTGTTAGTAACAGACTTTAACATTCTAACTTACCCAAAAGAAGCAGAAGCTAACAAAACTACGTATGGCAATGAAACATTAAATAAAGGAGCAGAGCCACAAGAAGTCGCTAGTGGGAAACACAAAATCGATTACGGTAAACCAGAACGATCAGAAGTTGTTTTGGATGACGATGAAATACCATTTTGAAGAGAAAAATAATTAGGTAAAATATAATGGAAATAACAATAAATTCAAATGAGTTAAAAGCGATGACAGACATAATTAATACTAGCGATCTAAAAAATACTATCGAAAAATTAGAGAGATTAGAACAAGAAAAGAGCGATCATCTAGAAATAATAAAAGATGGTTATGCCGAGGCTAAGTCTAAAGGATTTTGCACTAAGACCTTAAAACAAGTGCTAAAACTTCGCAAAAAAGACAAAAGTAAAATTGAAGAAGAAGATGCTTTATTGGAGCTATACAGAGGGGCATTGGAGATATAAAATGAATATAATAGAGCTTATGAATTCACTGCAAATTGATGACGGTTATGCTAGGAGACCTTCTTGGGGAGATGGAGTGATCTTAGTAAGGAGTAATATTAGTAATATTGAAATAATAAATATTGATAAAAATTTTAATGACGAACTACACCCTAACTATACTATCTATGAATTTACTTGTGAGGATTTATCAGCTGATGATTGGATAATTTTAGAAAATGAGGTAACAAAATGACGATACAAGCAATGATAAACC